CCAGGCCGCAGAAAACTATCAGAGTATCTGGTACAATGTTACAGAATCTACTCAGTACCTAAACAGAACCGAAACCATTTTCATGAACGTGATTGGATGGCATCCGTTGTTGCGTTTGTGTTTCAACAACAGCATATACACCACTGGTACAAATGGTCAAGCAATGGGCAATCCCGGTCAAGCCACTGCCACAGTGGCCAACGGCATTGTCACAGGAGTCACTGTTTCTAACCCAGGTTTTGGTTATTTGGCTCCGCCCCTGATTGAGTTTGTGGGTGAAGGCGCAGGTGCTGTGGCCACTGCCAGTATATCGGGCAGTTCAATCAGTGGCATTACACTGATATCCGGTGGTTCTGGATATCGCCCAGTTCCTCCTACCATGCAGTCAGTGCAGGTACTTGTTTCCACAGGACGTGTGGTAAACTTGAAGTACCGTTAATTTGTTTTAACTGTTATTTGATAAATAGGTGTATGAAATACATCTATATTATTACATCACCATCCGGCAAACAATACGTTGGCAAAAGCACTATTGGCCCAACTCAAAAGTCTATACTTTATCAATCAGCCGCAAAATATTTTCCAAGCATAAAGCGTCCTATCCTCGAAGCCATTCGAAAATATGGGTGGGTAAACATGAAATTTAAGATTATAGAACAAAATATTAACTGGTCTTCGGATGAGTTAAACGAAAGAGAAAAATACTGGATACAAAAATATGAAACGTTACAAACTGGTTATAATGTAACCGCCGGCGGCGACGGCCATGATTCGGACTCTGCAAAACTATTTTGGCAAAATGTATCAACTGAGTGGAAAGAAAAACGGGCATTAAATTGCAGTACTGGTCAAAAACGCAGATATAATAATTCTAAAGACTCTGCCGAAACAAAAAAACGTAAAAGCGATTCGCATAAAGGAACTTATAAAATAACGTCACCAGATGGCAAAGAATGGACAACTAATTTAGGACTCAAAGAATTTGCCGAACTACATAAAGATGAACTAAAAATAACGTATTGGGGCTTGTTCTCGGCGTATAGAAAGTGTTATAATAATGCACAACCGTTAGTTAAAAGAAAAAATGAAAATTTGTGGAAAGTAATACGCATTGATTGACATCCTCTCATATTGGAAAACAGGAAGAAAAACTAAACTAAGCCCATCGGGTTGGATTTCTGGCAATGCGCCGTGTTGTATTCATAATGGCAATACACCAGACCGCAGAGGGCGTGGTGGTATTAAATTGTCTGATCAAGGGTGGAGTTATTCGTGTTTTAACTGTGGCTATACTGCAAGTTTTATTTTAGGCCGCAATATCGGATTCAAAGCACGACGCCTGCTGGAATGGATTGGTGTTCCTGAGAACGATATCAATCAAATCAATCTTGAAAGCATGCGCCATCGTAGCATGGAAGGCATGATTGAAGACCGTCAGCGTGTGTGGAACAACACAGCACCCATTGAGTTTACGGAAACAGATTTGCCTGAATTTACAGATTTTGTAACACCAGCAACACCCGATCATTGGGCATATTTGCGTAGCAGGCATGTGCCGGAAGACTATCCCATCATGGTATCTGCCACAACACGAGCAGGTGTAATTGTTCCGTTTACGTACAACAATCAAGTGGTAGGCAGCACCGTACGTTTCTTGGATGATCGTAATCCACGTTACATCAATGACATGCAGAAAGGCTACGTGTTTGGTATAGACCTACAGCAAGCAGGTTGGCAAAATGTGATTGTGACAGAAGGTATCTTTGATGCGCTCTGTATCAGTGGTGTGGCTGTGATGCACAACGAAGTAAGTGATGACCAAGCAAGACTAATACGTAGCTTAGGACGCAATGTTGTTGTGGTGCCAGACCAAGATGCCGCAGGCGTGGCATTAATCGATCGTGCTGTGGAACTGGGATGGGCAGTAAGCATTCCGGACTGGCCAGCGGGTGTCAAAGATATCAACGATGCTGTGAAACTCTGGGGCAAGTTAGCAACACTGCTAACTATAATGCAATCGAGTGAGAGCAGTCGAATTAAAATAGAACTAAGGAAGAAACAACTTGTTAAAAGATTACGGACTTGAAGTCCAACGATTATTCTTAGAAATGATGTTAGAAGACGCCGGCAGTTATGTGCGTGTTCAAAACATCTACAACCCACAAAACTTTGACCGGAGTCTGCGTCCTGCGGCTGAGTTTATTAAAGAGCACAGTGACAAACACAAGACCATGCCTGACAAGGTGCAGATTAGTGCGACCACCGGCATCAAACTGCAACCAGTGCCGGACTTGAACGAAGGACACTTTGACTGGTTCATGACCGAGTTTGAGGGATTTACCAAGCGTCAAGAACTTGAACGTGCTATTCTTAAAAGTGCAGACCTGTTAGAAAAAGGCGAGTTTGAACCAGTTGAAAAACTTATTAAAGATGCTGTACAAATATCACTCACCAAAGACATGGGCACAGATTACTTTGCTGATCCTGCGGCTCGCATTAACCGATACTTCAACTCGGGTGGGCAGGTTTCTACAGGCTGGCCACAATTGGACCGGTTATTGTATGGTGGATTCAGTCGTGGTGAACTAAACATTTTTGCAGGCGGATCTGGTTCCGGCAAGAGCTTGGTTTTGATGAACATTGGACTTAACTGGTTACAACAAGGACTGAGTGGTGTGTACATTACACTAGAACTTAGTGAGGAACTTACTAGTTTGCGTACAGATGCAATGCTGACCAACATGTCAACAAAAGACATACGTAAGGACATTGATACAACAGAACTCAAAGTTAAACTGGTTGCTAAAAAATCTGGACAGTATCGTGTTAAAGCATTGCCAGCGCAAAGCAACATCAATGACATCCGCAGTTATATCAAAGAAGTACAAATACAAACAGGGATTAAAGTAGACTTCCTGATGATTGACTACCTGGACTTGTTAATGCCAGTGAGTGCTAAGGTCAGCCCCAACGACTTGTTTGTCAAGGACAAGTATGTGAGTGAAGAACTGCGTAATTTGGCCAAAGAACTTGGAGTGCTGATGGTTACAGCAAGCCAGTTGAATCGTAGTGCTGTGGAAGAAATTGAATTTGACCACAGCCATATTTCAGGTGGTATCAGTAAAATTAACACAGCAGACAATGTGTTTGGTATCTTTACTTCACGTGCTATGAAAGAACGTGGCAAGTATCAGATACAGTGTATGAAATCTCGAAGCTCGACCGGCGTTGGTCAAAAAATTGATTTGGAGTATAACATTGAAACTATGCGCATTACTGATGAAGGCGGGGACGAAGGAACAGGGTACAACCGTCCCCAAAGTTCACTTATGGACTCAATCAAAGCAAAAAGTCAACTCAAGCCTGCTGATGCTGAAACAACCAGTGGTACATCTACGAAGTGGGAAAAGCCAACAGGAAAACACGCTTGGGATTATCAATCTGGTAGCAAAGAATTAAAACTCGAAGTTACAGAAAAAGTCACAGCAGATGTTCAAAGTGCCAAACTTAAACAACTACTTGGACAGATTAAGCAATCATGATTTCAAGTCATACTGGATTCCAGCCCTTAAAAGAAGTTTGGTTAGGTGATTGTTATCCTGCTGAGTGGTATTGTGATTTTGACAATCAAGCACAAGATCTATTTGGATATATTACTGAGCTTACTAAACAAGATCTTAAAAAATTCGAACAAAAATTACAAGAATTAAGCATTATAGTTCATCGTCCTGTGTTTGACAATAAATCTAAGTTTGTCGACAACGAGGGAAATCTTATTAAGCCTCCTATAACTCCTAGAGACTGGGCAATGACACTAGGGGATACATTATACATTATTCCTCAGTACCAAAATTCCTTTACAGGTTTTGAAGTTAATATGTTAGTAGTAGATGAAAGTAATATTTTTTGTATAGCAGAAAATGATCATGCTTGCCAACAGCTAGAAAGAATGGGCATAACACCTCATATTATTGATTTTAGGTGCCGTGGATTTTGGGATGGCGGATTGCACTGCCTTACAACAGATATACATAGGGAAGGCCCTTGTTCAGACTACTGGCTCGGCCGAGGACCGACTGGAATTTATCGATGATACTATTAGATTTTTATTCCGGAAGTCATGGACATTTTCTTGAATATTTGGTTAATGTTTATATTTTTCGATGTCCCCGCGTCGATAAAATTTTTACAAAGTTAGGCACTAGCCATGGCATTCGTAAGGATGTTGACTACATGGATAGTAGAATAGTTGTTGCAGGGCATTACAGTGAATTTAACATTCCAACTGTTGATCCAGCATCAGTAATTCGACTACAGATTAATACTGATTACGGCAAAACAATATATCAAATAAACGTTGATTGTAGAGCTGGTGACATTCCTGTAGAAAAGAAAAAACAAAACATTCCAAATAATATTCAATTAACCCCGCATTTGTTGCGAAATGATTATTTTAGCAAATTAAAATTTCTAGAATATGGATACAAAATGCCCGGAAATTGGAGATGGTCAGAATCAGCTTGCATTTATGATTTTCCTATGGAAAGTTTATTTGATCTTACTGCACTGTATTCTGAAATGAATAAATTGTCAAATTTTTTAAATCATTCCTGGAATCCTGATGCATCATTGACAACAGTATGGAATGAATTCATAACGGCAAATCACGGAGTACAGGCCTTGAAAAAATGCAAAAATATTCTGGAAATGGGATTAGCTAACAATCCAATGGAGTTTGATTGCACCCCATGGGAACAGGCCATACTTAATTTAATGGCACAGCAATCTGTTGGGTGCCTATTAGATGAAACTAGTTTCCCTACAAATACTCAAGAAATTTACCAAACTATAAACCGATATATAGAAACATTCGACAACCAATTTTGACGCTAATAATCTTTTTTTACAATAAATAATAAAAAGGGCCTACCCCAAATGCAAAAGAAAACTCGTAGTTTATTAGAAGAATTAGACAGCATGTATGTGGAGCGCGACTCCCGCTATGTTATCGAAAATCGTGCTGGTAACATCATTGCCAGTGCTATACGCCTGCTAGAGCAGATTGACTCCAGTTACGAGCCTGAGGCAGCTAAAAATTTGCAACGCAAGTTGATCAATGCCATCAACCTGCGCGACCCCGGCAAATTTACAAGAACTGTGAGAAAAACTGATGCAAATTCATGAGTTAAATCGTTCACGTCGCACAGACGAAGGCGTTTGGGATGTGGTAAAAGGCGTTGGCAATGTGGCCAAAACTGCTCTTGCTCAAGCTGTATCTCCTGGAGTAGGAACAACGCAAGACTTCAGAGCATCAAGTGCAGGTATCCTTAAGCCGG